ATTAAGAAATTGATAAAGAGACTAAAGAGACTTAAATCATACTTGGACTTTAAAATTTTAAAATAGGTAAATATTTAAAAAATAAGATATCAAAATTCAAATGTACTTTACTAAGAAAACCTACAACAATTATATCAAAAATATGTAAATCCAATACAACTAAAATACAAGTCACACGACCTAATAATATAAAATTTAAATTAATAAAGGCATGATCTAATAGGCGAACTAAGTCTAATAAAGATATACCTGTTCGGTATCTAGTAAATAAATAAGCATATAACATATACAAATAGTGACGAACATAAAGTGTAGTAATATTAGCATCATCAAGTGAAGGTTTAATTGCAGGTGATCTAAGGAAATTATAAGAGGTCCTAGATAATAGCTCAACAGCCATAGCTGTATCAGAATTCACACCATTAGAATAAGAAATAAACTTTGAAGGCCAAGATAAATGATTAGCAGCCTTGTATTGGATCCAATCAGCCCACCTGCTATTAACATATCTAGGAGATAATAATGTTGGAATATCAGACCACCAACGAACAAGATAATCAATAACACTCGGATTAGTTAAATATATTAACATTTCATCCTCTTCAAGTTCATGATCATCTAATTTATTGAGCCTAATATCAGTTGAACCACTATACCACTTTCTAAGTACTTCCTCATAAGATGGTATGGGTTCTAATTTTACATTTGCTCGCTCCCAAACATATTTATTAGTAGATTTGAGTATACCCAATGCTCCACATAAAGAAGCATGTACATCTTTATGATGTGCACATAAATATGTATAACTTACTAATCTCTTATAACGATATAAAGCATCTTTGTTACCATCTACCTGCCCTTTTATCTTCCGTATAAGCTTTTCTTTATCATGACAAGTGCCATAAGATAAGTGAGCTGTAATACCAGCTGTTTTAATATCAGCCAAAACAGAACCACTTAAATGCAAGGCCTTTTTACTTAAGAACTGAATATTGGAATCATATCCATGATTAGGAGAGTGACGGTTAACAAGAATACGTTCACCTAGCCCTTCATCACGCATAATAACTCCAAGTTCACGCATAGCAAGAGAAGCTTTTTCAGGAGACCAACCAAATACATTGTCATATGCTAAAATATGGTCATCACCAAAATTTGCCAATGTATTAAAATTGAAAAACTCACGGGCACGTAAACCTGTAACATGACGCCAAGCATACAAATAAACAACAACTAGGGCTATTGAATTATCAGGAGTGGTCGCAGAATGACCAGTAGAAAATCCCTTATGTTTAAAAGCTAAGTCACCAAATGCTTTAAAACCCATAGGTTGTGTAATTAAATTTTCATAAGATAAATCTATTAGCTGACATAAAGAATGGTAATCAGCATGACTCTCGAAGCCCTTCTTCCTCAAATCTGCTATTAAACGAATAAGAGGAGGGGGCATAGAAGAGTCAAATTGAGACATATCACCTGCCCAGACATTGTCATGTTTGGCAAATGATAACCAAAGTCTATTAAAAGCTAAACCATTAATGGGCATACCCACTTTCATAGGAGTATCCCAAATCTTATAATTATGATTGGGTTTATAATTAAAGATGGATGACATTACATGATGAGTGAAAGCAGAGCCAACAACTGTGCGCACTGATCTACTAATAGCTTTAGATAATTTCAAAGTTTCCATCTTAGTAAAAACAGGTGCAACACTATGTAATAAAGGAGAAATTCTAAACAACTCTCTCCATTTTTGTAGAAACTTTGTTTTACCACCCATCATTTCTATAACTTGTCTACGGCGAAGCTGTTTCCATCGATTTCTTACAATATGTCTAAAACCAAAACCAAAATTATACTTTTTAACCCAATACTTATAGATTAACGATGGAGAAGCTAATTTAGAATTGCCATATTGACTTTTAATGGCATCCCAAGAATCATCTACTAAATCTTTATATTCTTGACTGCCAAATTTAAGATTTGGTATATCAGTCCAATACCTAGAAGTAGCTCTGATTTCCTCAGGAATACCAGTAAATGTAGATGTATGAATGGCACCAGCTATATCAGGGAATCCAAAATCACGTAATTCTTCAGAATATTTGACTTTAAATTTTACAAAACCAGTTTTAAAGTCTGTTTTACCCATTAACCATGATTTAAAAGAAGCCCAATCAGATAGATAATCACTATCATTTGGGGCTCGAATTGAATCAATAAAACCTTGGTCAACTGGATAACCCATGTCCTTAAGCACTACATATGAAGCCCTAACAGACTCTATAGTAGGACTTTTATATTGGGCTTGAACAAATTCTGGTAGACGTAAATCATTTAAAACATTAACAAACTTTCTAATTGAACTACGAGTAGTTGAAACCCAAGTTTGTTTATATACCCGGGACAAGTTTCTTTTATTCATTTCTGGTTGCTCCTCAAAATAATCAACCCCAAACCAAATAGAAATCCCACCCATTTTCAAAAGAGTTATAAAATTATTGTAAAGGTGTGGAATTTGGTCATCATTTTGAACAAAAGACTTAACCAACAACCAGTTGTGATAAAAGGTCCCAAGGGAAAAGGCAATAAGGTTATTAGGTATCATAAAAGGAATTATTAAAACCAATAAGAGCTTGAAAGAAAACCTAATAAGCCTTAAGGGAATTTTGAAAAGAAATTTTATAAACTCAAATAGAATATATAGAATTAATATAACAAAAATTCCTAAAATAATAACATCTTGAAATATTCTATCATATCGTGATAGGAAAGTTGCAAGAGCCAAAGACGCAGAATTTCCTTCTACAGGTATGTCTATTCTTTTAGAAAAGGTCTTTAAAATACCATTCTCATCTTTATAATGTAATACAAATTCTTTATCACATAGATCATACCCTAAAGCAATACTATTTAAAACCCAGAGAGCAATTGAATCTGGGA